GCAATTACGCCAATGGCTCAGGCACCTCTGAACCCATTTATCTTTCAGACAATACAGATGCTGGACGAAGATAAAGAAGACACCACAGGCGTCTCACGTCTATCACAGGGTCTCAACAAAGACGCTATCAGCAAGCAAAACTCAGCTGCTATGGTCGAACAGTTGGCTACCATGTCGCAACAGCGTCAAAAGATTATTGCACGTAACTTCGCAAACAACTTTCTGAAGCCACTGTATCAAATGATTTACCAGCTGGTCGTCGAGAACGAACCAGATGCCAAGATCGTGGAGATTGCTGGAGACTTTGTAGAGGTCAGCCCAGCTGCCTGGGGTCAGAAACGAGACGTCACTGTCGAGCTACACCTCGGATACGGCGAACAGGAAGCAGAAGCGACAAAGTACATGAGCCTTCACGCCATTATGTCAGCTGATGAAACCTTGTCTAAAATGTACACACCTGAGAACCAACATAAGCTAATGACACACGTCATGGAACAAAACGGCATTAAGAACGTCAAAGATTACTTAACGCCACCATCAGAGTTGCCACCAGAGCAGCCTGACCAGGGCGCTGAGATAGCCATGCAAATGCAACAGAAACAGATTGAACTACAAGAGCGTCAAACCCAGGTAGCTGAGATGAAAGCTCAGATGGATGCCCAGGTAGCACAAATGAAAGTACAATTAGAGCAGATGAAAGCACAACAACAGTTTGCCCTTCAGTCTGACAATCAGGATCTCAAAGAAGCACAACTCGAGCATAAACAGATGGTCGATAATGCTGAATTAGAGATTGCGAGAACCGCTGACGACGTCAGAGCTATCGCATCACCAACTGGCTAATTATAGCCGTCCACAATCACAAACAGAGGAGTGAACCTATGCCGAAAGGTCCTGGCACATATGGGTCCAAAAAAGGACGCCCACCTAAAAAGTAACCATTACAAAATAAGGAGAGTAAACACATGGATGAGCAAGAACTCATAAACTACGGCAACGACGCAGACACATTACTTAAGTCCGAGCCATTTAACCGAGTTGTAAATAAGTTGGTGGAGCAAACATTCCAGAACTTTGTCAACTCAACTCCCGAGCAATCTAAAGAGCGCTCGATTACCTATTACCACTATCGCGCACTTGTAGACGTGGTGAACACATTGAAGCAGCAAGTATCAGTCAGAGACGAAGTACTAGCCAAGCGCGACAACAGCGAAGAGGAAGCATAGGACCATGTCAAACGTCCAAAACAGAGAAGCTACTCAACCCACTGCATACGACGACTTGTCAGATGCAGCGGATGCCATTCTAGATCGTTGGGCTGACGGTGAAGACCTATCAGACAATAACGAAGAACTAGAGGCGACTGATGAACCCTCAAATGAAGAGACTGAAGAGGACACATCAGATACACAAGATGATGAAGAACAGGACTACGAGGAAGTAGAAGAAACTGACGAGGACCCTGATAACGATGACACTGAAGACCAGGATGAACCAGAAACAGAAGAAGAAGATGATGAAACGGAAGTTTTGCTATCTGATGAAACTATGGTTGAAATCTCGGTGGACGGCGAAGTCAAACAGGCATCCTTAAAAGATCTTAAACGTCTTCATGGACAAGAAGCATCATTGACCCGTAAGTCTCAGGAAGTTGCTGCCAAACGCAAAGAAGCCGAGGATGCCCTCGGTAAGGCACACATAAGCTATCAGAAGCTTCTCGAAAGAGCAGAAGCGCGGATGAAGCCCTACGCCGAAGTAGACATGCTTGTTGCTAGTCGACAGATGTCCACCGAGGATTTTGCTGCATTCCGTCGTGAATCTCAGGAAGCTGAAAAAGATCTAAAGTTTCTACAAGAAGAATCTAATGCATTCTACCAGGAAGCCCAAGCACAACAACAAAAGCAAGTGCAAGAAGCAGCCACAGAATGCATCAAGGTCTTGAAGAATGATCTGCCTGATTGGGGTGACGAATTGTACAATGACATTCGTAACTACGCAGTCAGCCAGGGATTACCTCAAGAACAAGTAGATCAATATGTTGACCCTCAGGTCATCAAAATACTCAACAAAGCTAGACTGTATGATCAGACTAAAGCTACAGCCGAAACAAAGAAGGCAAAAGCTAAAGTCATTAAAACCAAGCAGTCAAAAGGTCGAGTTCTGAAAGCTAAAAAGTCCCCGTCTACAAGATCTGACGATCAAAGAGCTAAACAACAGAAAGCTAGAGAACGTCTGCGAAGTAGTACGGATTTGGATGATGTGACTGAAGCCTTAATGGCGCGTTGGGAGCGTTAGTTCAATAACCAAATCTAGAAAAAGGTAACCACACAATGGCTACGTATACTACATACGATCAAGTGGGTAAAAAAGAGGACGTTTCAGATATCATCACAGATATTAGTCCCCTAAGTACGCCCATGTTTACTCTGATGAAAACAGAGAAAGTACAAGCTCGAGTATTTGAATGGCAAGAGGACGCCATTAGAAATTCCAGCGCAGATAACGCAATTGTAGAAGGAGCTGACGCGACAATGTCAACTCTCGTCGCTACCACGATGCGTTCAAACACAACCCAGATCATGGAAGAGAGTTTCCAGGTCTCAAAAACCGCAGACGCTATTGCTACATATGGTCGTGCTAAAGAAACAGCCCATCAACTTTCTAAAGCTCTAAAAGCTATCAAGAAAGACGTTGAAGCTTCTTTCGTTGGTCGTGATCAAGCAGCCGTAACAGGATCAGGTTCAGCTGCCCGTAAAATGGCATCTTTGCTTAATCAGATCTCAACAGCTGTCGACGCTGGTGCAAACGCAACTGACCCACTGACAGAAGCCAAGCTTCTTACAGCTGGTGAAACTGCGTACAACAACGGCTCAGACGTAAACACGTTTATGATCAAACCAGGTGACGCTCAAATCGTTGCTGGTTTCGCTGGTTCAGCTGGTCGTAACCGTGAGATTGCACAGGGTAAAACCCTCGTAAATGCAATTGATTTGTACGTCAGCCCATACGGCGAATATCGTGTAGTTTTGAACAGGGAGCTTGCAACAGACCATGCTCTGCTAGTTGACCCGTCTATGTTTAAAACAGCGGTACTACGTCCGTTCGCTAGAACGCTGCTTGCAGCCACAGGCGACTCTGACAAGCACAGTATCGTCGGCGAGTATTCTTGCAAACACATGAACTTTGGCGATTCAGTCAAGATCACAGGTCTTTCATAAGACCTAGCGAGATGAGGCCCACCCTTGTCACTTTTACCAGGTTTCTGCTCTCCTTACCTGGCGACTTGGGTGGGTCTCTTTTTATTTATCAAGGAGACAATAATGGATAAGAATAAGGTCAATCTAATAGACCCTGATGTCAACTTCATTCAAGACAATGATCGAGTGATGCGAGAGCACTCGCAGAACATATCAAAAGCTTTCTTAGATGATCTAAAAGACACCCGAAATCAAACGAGCAATGTACCGTCAGGAGATTTCTTACGTGTAGCCTCAATACCTACTGTAGTGGCAGAGAAGTGGATGCGTGAAGGATTTAACCTTTGGGAAGCATCGGGCTCAGAAATAGTGAAACGGCTAAAAAACGAAAACCTTGAGTACTTTTTAGCTACCGACAAAAGGATCTAACTGATGGCAAAACGTGGTTTATATTCCAACATAGCAGCTAAAAAGGCTCGTATCAAAGCTGGCAGTGGCGAGAAGATGCGGAAAAAAGGTGCCAAAGGCGCTCCTACTAATGCTGCATTTCGCAAAGCAGCTAAAACAGCAAAGAAGAGATAACAAATGAACAAAGGTCAAATCAGGGCTCACTTCCTGGCCCTACTCAATCGCACAGACTGTAGTGATGCCCTGGCTGACACTTTTATTGACCAGGCACTCACAAGAATCCAACGTATCCTCAGAATACCGTCGATGGAAAAGACACAGAACTACAGTATTACTTCTCAAGTGAGCTCTATAATATTACCTAATGATTTAATCGAGATCATAAGTATATACACAAGTAGATACACTATGTCTCGTGTTTCTCTAAGGGAGATGAAGCAGTTTCAAGACGCTGGGGAAGCTGGAACACCAAAGCATTTCTGTAGGCAAGGCGAAGACATTCTACTGTATCCCTTTCCGTCTAATACAACGGTATCCATCGACTACTACGCACAGTTTGATGATCTCACCAGCGATGCCTCAGAAAACTCTCTTACACTGATTGCTTCTGACCTAGTGACATACACTGCTCTGTCTTATGCAGCCGATTATTTCCTAGATGAAAGAGGGCCGCTGTTTGAGCAAAAAGCTAGTTCTTTTACCTTAGAGATACAAGAGCAAGCAAATGAGGCAGAACAAGCTGGGTCTCTGCAAACTATCCGTCCATCTAGCATTCTTGAAGATTAAGGTATTAGCACATGGCAAAATCAAGTTTTTACAGTG